CCCCGCCTCGCGCAGCGCCTTTAACGTATTTGCCAGCGCATCTTCGCGATCTGCCTGCGTCGTGGCGTTTGCAAGGTCCGAAAACGCCCCTTGCAAGCGAACCGCCGCCGCAGTCGTTACGTCGAAATCTTCAAGGATGTTGCGAATATTTGCGGATGTGTCGCGGCTTTGTCCAAATTCATCGACAACCACCGTCGCGCGGCCCCACCGATCAATAAGATCGTCAAGAATAGACAACTCGTCGGCCAAGGCATCGCGAGCAGAACCGACACGCAACTGTGCCTGCGCCATCGCATATTCCCGGACTTGCCGCGCATTTGCGCCGTAAGTATCCGCAAGAGTGGCAAGGTCAGCGTTGACGATTTCTATTGCGCTGTCGAGGCCGCTCAGAACATCGTCAAGGTCGTCAAGCGCATCTTCTAATGTCTTGGAATCGTCGCGGGCATCAAGGAAGGCCATCCCCATCGGAAGCAGCGCACCGGCAACCGCACCAGCCGCAATGGCAACCGTTCCGAACGGCAGAACAAGGTCAGGAAGCTGGAAAGCAAGCGCCTGCAAAAAATTGCCCGTAATGGCGCCCTGTTGCGCGACCTGGCTGAGTTGCAAGGACGTTTGGCGAAGCGATCCGCCCGATGCGCCAAGCACGCGCGAAAACTGGCCGGCTTGTCTGCCCGCCTGCTGAAACTGTGCGCCCGTCTGGCCTGCTTTTGCTTTCAGGCCGTCCTGCGCCTTCGCCGCCGCTTGCGTCGATTGCGTGAGGTCATCAAGGGCCGCTTCGCCCTTCAACACTTGCGAAGTGTCGACCTCATACCCAAGTTTGACGACATCAGCCATTTAAGGAACACCCATGCGTATTGTCATATTCAGCATTCTTGCCGCCGCCGCTTGTAGCCCCGTCGCCACAGATGCACCTGAGCGCGCAATTCTTGAGGCGAACGAAACGACCGTGACCATTCAAGCCAAGGACTCCGCCGACAGGGGCGGCAACCTCGCGCTCGCTCAATCGGTCTGCGCAAACGCCCGCCTCGCCTCAGTCGAGCCATACGCCGCCGCCGGAATCCCGGTGAGCGACTACATTTACTTGTGCTGACGCCGCGCCTCGTTGTTCTCGATCTCCGCAGACAGCGCTCGCAGAAACTGCGCATCCATCGCCTCGATCACTCGCAAGTCCAGCGTCGAAACTCGGCATCTATGCAAACGCGCCCAGTCCAGAATGACTGACGGGGAAATGCGCCGCCGCTCCACACGATGCGCGGAGAGCGCCCAGAACAGCCGCCAGAGGCGATAGTCCGTCACCCGAGGGGTAGGATGCCCCACACCTGCCAGGCGGTGCCTGTCGGCGCGTGTGCTGCCGTTGTGGTCGCGCGTGTTGAACCGGACCTCTATCAAAACGGCCAGACACAGTTCCCACGTCAGTCGCTGGTAAAATTCTCGATGTTATTGCACCCCGCCACAACCTGATCGAGCAACCATTTTGCGCCGGGATGCGACAGCACATGCCGCGCGGTGTCCGGTGAAAACGGCACATTCTTCTTGCCGTCGAAGTCCAGATTTTCCCAACCCGCGATACAGGCTGCATAGCGGTCAACCCGCTCCTGACGATTTGCCAGGCCAAACGCCGCCCGCGCGCTTTGCCGTTCCGTCACCGCTTCCGCCGCCGAGCAATCGGCATGACGGATCATCATGACGATATCGGTCTCAGCGCCGGTCGCGGGGTGAAGGATCTTGAGCGGAAATTCCCGCTCATAGCTGACAATCTGTGTGGGGTCCATTAGGCTGCGTCCACCTCGATCACGTCTTGATCGGTCGGGGCAAGCTGGAAGCGCCGGTTGACGAAATCCTCGCGCCCACCGCCGGTCACGCCGCCGCCGCCGCCGATAACAGCGAGAAAATAGAACGTGGTGCCATTGGTGCCGCCGGAATCGTTCAGCTCGTATTTGCAAGCATAGATATTTTGCGAAGCCGCCGCCGTTTTCATGGCCTCCTGTCCGGCATCGCCTGCCGTGAACGACACAACGAGATCGCCGCCCTCAACGCTGCGAATGCCCTTCTGGCGCTGTGAAATGTCGGTGTCCAGTGTCGCCTGCGTCAGCATGTTATCCGTCGCGGCAAGTTCCGGCAGTTCGACAACCTTGCCGACCTGCACATAACTCAGGGCCTCAAAAGCGGCTTGGTTCAAAGTGGGGGTCTGGGGCGTGGTGCAAATCGAAAACACCCCGCCGGCGTGTGTCAAAGCCATTTTGGCCTCCTATACCTGTTGATAGCTTGCGATCTGCAAGGTCATGTTGCGGCGAAAATACGCCCCGTCCGGCTCGCCACCATCCGGCACGGGTGTCCTTAGACAGATGCCCAACTCGGTTGATCCATCCATGATTTTTGTGTTCACCTTGAACGCCTGCGCGATCGCCCAAAGGATCGTGTCGCCCGCGCTGGTGAACGTGTTGCGCTCGGTCAAAAGCGACACCTGCGGGCGCAGTAAACGCCTCCACACCGTCAAGCGTCAGCGGCGAACCGATCTGAAAGCCGTTGTCGAACGTCAGAAAAGGCGGCGTGACTGCCGCGCTTTCGTTCGGCCAGATGATATCCGGCAGATCGGGGATCTCAGACAGCCGCTTGCGAATTGCGACCATAACGCTGGGGCTGCTCACCCTGTCACCTTCCTGGCGTTTTCATCGACAATCGCCTGCCACTGAGCAAGCGCCGTCCCCATGAAAAAATTGCCCGGCTGATTGTAAGTCCTGCCGAGGATGTCCTGCCCCACAAATCCGTATTCCATCCGCATCGCATAGGAGACAGTCCATTCCGCCTTGAACGTCTGCCCCATGTCCATCTGTGCAATGACCGCCTCATAAGCGGCTGGCCCGATCACCGTGGTCGCCCCATCAAGGCCCGCCGAGTACCTGTTTCGCAGAGTGCTCGTATTGACCGGCATACGCCCGCCCTTGGCCTTCGTGCGCTGCGCCTCTCGGGACACATCCTGGATCGACTGTTTTACAATGGCCGAGACGTTTTGTTTCTGCTTCTCCGTCCATCCGCGCATCTGCGCCGCAACAATCTTTGCCATCACGCCAGCCCTCGCAAATAGTCCACCCGGATATCCTCGTAACAGCGACAGGCGATGACCTGATCCGCAGACGCGCCGAGGCTGCTATCCCCCGGCCCCATCAGGAGCGAGCCATCCGGCGCGGTGAATGGCTCACCCCATCGCACCGTTTGACCTTCCATCAACATGTGATCCTCGCGCGTCCTGGCGTCTCCTGTTGCATCCCAGACCCGCGTGACCTGATCGGCAGTGATCGCCCCTCGCTCGATAAGCTGTTGCATCGCATCGCGCCGCCCCTGATTGAGCGCCGCAATCGTTTCGGTCCTGGCAATCGTTTCGCCGCGTAACTGCAACAGCCGGTCGGAATATCGCCCAAGAATGCGCGTTATGTCGGCCTGCGATACCGGCTTGCCATCTGCTATCGCCCGCCGAACAAGCGGATCAAATCGCTTGTCTCTGCGCTTTCGCTCAAAATACCCCGGCATAGCCTCTGGGTCTGTCAGTTCCTGCCGCGCCCGCACAATGGCTTGCGATTGGCGCTCAGTCAGCCCCACAATGCCGCCACGCCTGCGCCCGCTCTCGACCCTGCCGACGATATCAAGCGCCGTCTGACGAGGGTTTCTGCCGATCCTCACACCGTTCTGGACAACCGCCTGCACCGCCGCCCGCTGGCCGTCTGTAATCTCCCGAATAAGCGCGCCTGACTTTTCAGCCAGCCATGCCTCTGCCCGTGGCCGTCTGCCCTCAAAGAACACCGCAAGGCGCGTCACATCCCTTGGCGGGCGCCCAGGCAGGTTTGCCATCATGTCGTCACCGCCGTCGCGGTACGTTTCCTCGATAGCCCGCCTCAGATCCTCGAGGCGAAACTCTTGCAAGTCCAGTTCCTCAAGGACTGCGTTCACGTCGCCGCGCTCCGCGGCCCGCTCGATCATTGCCAGTCGCGCCGAACTGCGGATGCCCTCTATGGACGAAATGAAAGCCCGCCGAACTCGCGGCGCAAGTTTGTCGGCAAGCCGCTCAAGCCTGCGACGGCTCATGCCCGCACCTGCGCCTCATAGTAAACAACCGACCCACCCGGCGCGAACGGCATGGCCGAAACGACCGCATAAGCAACCCCGCCCACGGTAAGCGCGTCACCTGGCTCTGGCGCGACCGCCAGACCTTCCGCCGCAATCATCACCTTTCGATCATTTGCCTGCACAAGCACCCCGTCCCGCTCGGATAGCCTGTAATCCAGAACAAGCACCTTGCACTCATACTCAGCGCCGGGAGTGCGCGTGGGGTTGTGCGCCGGACCGCTTGTCGTCCCTGGCTTCCTGAGCGTGGCGGTCGTCCCGCCTTCCGTAATGCCCGCCGCCGCGTCCGCGCGCGCCGCCGCATAATCAACAGTCATGCGCGCTTCACGAATTGCGCAGACTGACCGCTGCCGACGATGCCCGCAAGAATGTCGTCGACCACCGTCAGCTTGGGCCGCTTGTCATCCGTTGACGTGCCGGTGATCGTCCACGACATCGGGCCAAGGCCGGTCAGCACCTTTTCGCTGGTCACATCAGGCGACAAACTGCCCGCGCTGGCAATCTCTCGCGCCGCCGCCTC